ATACAAAGATTCTTCTATTGGTGGTCAACTGAGGAATTCTATACATTCAGAAGGATAGATAATAATACACTTATAGATGAAACTATACATCCATTAGAAGGATATCCTATAACTACATCTGCTCAATTTATTGAAGATTATCCTGGATTTGTTATTGTAAGAAAGATAAATATTTATGATATTCAAAATAAATATGGAAAGCTATTATCAAAAGAAGATTTAGATTATTTAATTGATTTAGAAAGACTTTATAAATATAATGTAGATATTCATGATGAAAGAAATATAAGTCTTCAAGCTAGATATTCATTTCCTGAAATAGGGGATAGAGCCACAAGATTAAGAAATGATATACTTAAAGTTGTAGAAGATGGATTTATTAATGAATATTATATTTGTTTTGTTACTGATGTAAAGAGAAATATATTAACTTACATAAATGAACTTGGTATAGAATCAGAAAGAATTGTAGAAGATGATTATGTATTAACTCCTGAAATAGGAGATATATCATTAGAAGAACAATGGATTTCAGAAGCTTGGTATCAAGTTAGAATTGGAAATGAAGTTGATGGAGTATATACTATTCCACGACCTTATTCAGTTCAGAGATATGGAAATAATGGTGCTGTTAAAATTCCTTTTGGTGGAAAGAAAGGTCTTTTGCGGCATAATTTTTTATATCCTATTCCTAAAAGAATTATTGGAAGTCTTGCTTTTTATCAGATTATTAATCTACAAATAGAAAGGACTATTGCAAAGTATAAAGGAAGCATTACACTTATACCTAAATCAGTATTAACTAGTGGAGATACCATTAGTTCTAAGGATAGTTTCTTTTACATGCTTGCTGATGGTAGTCTAGTATATGATGATAGCAAGGTTGATTTAAATACTGTTCAAAGTGGGTTTAAATCAGTTGGTGATGATGCTATTAGTACATATCTCAAAACTTTAATTGATCTTAGAGAAGTAATTAAGCAAGAGGCTTGGGATATGTCTAATATGAATTCTAATAGATATGGTCAGGCAATGGCTACTGAAACTGTTAGAAATAATGTAAGTAATATTCAATTAGCTAGACTAGGTAGTGTTCTAATGATACAGATGTTTAATAAGGCATTAGAACTTGATCACAAGGCTAATTTAGAATATGCTAAAGCTGCTTTTGTAGATGGTAAGGTTGGTTCCTATACAGATCAAAATGGAAGAGTTGAAACCTTACATTTAGGAAAGGGAGAATTACTTGAAGATGATTTTGGAGTATTTGTAATAGATAGTATTGCAGAAGATAATAAACTTAAAGCTTATCAAGATTTAGCATTTAATGCTAGTCAAAATGGTGATGTTGAATTAGCTTCTGAAGCTATTACTGCAGATGGTTCTGCTGGACTTAGATCTGCAATTAAGAAATTTGCCAAAGCTAATCGTGATTTTCAGATGGCTATGGAACAAGAAAAACAAAAGGTTGTTAAAATGCAATCTGATGCTGCTAGTGCTCTTCAAGATAAGACTCATGCAAATGATATGGAATTAATGATTACTAAAGAGAATCTTACTACTGAAAGAGAAGTTGCTTTAAAAGAAATGGATATTAGTGGTAAAGTAAATATTAATGATAGTAAAAATGCTACTACATTAGTTAAAGCTAAAGCTGATAATGAAACTAAAATAGAACAGGCTAAATTAAAGCCTAAACCTAAAAATAACTAACTTATAAAAAAAATAATAATTTAAAAAAGAATGTTATGCCTGATCCAATTATTGTAATCCCTGGTCAAACTCCTCCTGGACAACCTCCAGTAGAACCTATTAAAAATCAAGATCCTCCTAATCCACCTAACACTGACCCTGTAGAACAGATTGAAGTAGATGGAGTTAAATATGATCTTGATAAAGAGGGTAATGCCTTAGATAAAGATGGTAAAGTATTTAAAACTAAAGCTGATTTAGATGCTTTATCTACTGTACCTGATGTAGAACAAGTAGAAATTGATGGTGTAGTTTATACTATTGATAAAGATGGAAATGCAGTTGATGATAATAAAGCTGTAAAGTTTACTAAAGATCAACTTGAAAAAATGCAAGAAGTTGATACTACTGGAACTTTAGATGTTAATAATATTATCAAAACTACTGCTATTCCTATTTATGATAGTGAAGGAAACGAGGTTGTATATGATAATACAGAAGAAGGATTAAAGAATTATGTTATTGATGTTAGAGATAGTTCTTATCAAGAAGGTCAATCTGCATATGCAAATGCTCTTCTTGGTAAATATCCAATTATTAATGATATCATAACTCATCTTGAACTTTATGGTAATCTTAAAGATTTTAATGAGACTCCTGATTATAGTAAAGTAACTATTGATAAGAACAATACTTCTCAACAAGAAAGTATTATTTTACAAGCTAGAAGTTTAAGAGGAGATACTCCTGAAAAAGCTAGAGATTATGTACAATATTTAAAAGATGCTAAACGGTTAGAAGAAGAAGCTACTTCTGAACTTGAATATCTTAATACTTATTATAGTGGTATTAAATCAGAAAATGCAAAGAAATTAAATGATCGTAGAACAGCTGAAAAGAAACAATATGATGAATATTGGGGTGTAGAAGTTAAAAACAATCAACTTCATCCTATTAATAAATCTGGAAGTGTATATGATATAGTAACTAAGGGAACAATTCAAATTGGTGAAGAAAAGTATACTATTCCTGAGAAGATTCGTTATACTGAAAATGGTCAAGTTAAAATTGCTACTAGACAGGAATTTTTTAATTATTTATATGAACCTATTCAAGTAAATACTCCAGATGGACCTATTGTTATGACTAGAGATCAATATAGATTAGCTTTAGAACAGGAACAAAGGACTATTGGACATGATGTATTTGAAGCATATAAAAGATTTGTTGGTGGTGATATGACACAGATTATTAAACAAGCAATTAATGAAAATGAAGTAAAGAAAATTAAAAAACTTAAGTCTAGTACTGAAACTACTGTTAAAACTGGTGGTGAAGGTGGAGCTAAAAAGCTAGTATTTAAGTACTAATACTAACAATGGTAATTAAAACAACATTAATTTAAAATGAGAGAATTATATACAGATAGCTATAATAATGAACGCTATACTGATGAAAATGTTCTTTATAAGAACAAATTAATCTCTGAAGTACAGTTAAGTAGATCACTTACTTATCTTTGGGGAAAAGATAGTGAAATGTTTCCTTTATTGGAACTTACTGAAGGTCAAAATGGATTAGTTAATCTAACTCCTAAAGAACTTAATGATACCCAATATACATGGAATGTAATGGGTCGTATGAGTCATGTTATTAAAGTTATTTCTTTAGTAACTGCTACTACTTATCCTGGACAAGCATTTCAGCCCTTTGAGGTTATATTTGAAGGAAATGCTATTCCTAGGTATTATGGAATGACTACTCCTGACAAACAGAATACTGTTCGTGTACAGAGTGAACCTGAAAGACTTGGTGGAAATCGTTATAAATATAAGTTACGTATTAATACAGCTGATCAAGCTGAATACGTAGCAGCTTCTAACTTTACAGCTGGAAGTTTCTGGGTAATGGCTCCTCCTTCTGTTCCTGCTAGTATGTCTGATGGTACTTCAAGTAGAAGTCAGACTCCTGGTAAATGGACTAATCAATTTGGTTTCTTAAGGTTCTCTAAGAATATTAGTGGTAATATTGCTAATAAGGTTGTCAATATTGAATTTGATACTGAAGGTGGTGGTACTACTAATCTTTGGATGCCTCATGAAATGAAACAATTTGAAATTGAAAGGCGTCTTATGTTAGAAGAAGACTTGTGGTCTTCTAAATATAATAGAGATGAATATGGTATTATCCATTTAATTGATGATGAAAATGGTAAACCTATTCCTAAGGGTGCTGGTATTAAAGAAATTCTAAGGGCAACTGATCAATATGAAACTTTCTCTACTATGACAGTAGATAAACTTGATCAGGTTATTAATAGATTATTTGCTAATAGGATTGATAAGACTCCTATGGAACTTGTTCTTTATACTGGCTCTGGTGGTGTCCGTATGTTTAATGAGGCTATTAAGAATGATGCTGCTGGCAATTCCTATTATCATAAATTATCAATGGAAGAAGTAATGAGTGGTAAAGATGGTTATCTATCTTATGGTAAATACTTTAATCAGTATAAGACTGTAGATGGACATATTCTTACTGTAAAGAAAGCTTCTATCTTTGATAATGGTACTTATGCAGAAATGGATAAGGCTAATGGTAATATGTATAAAGGCTTTCCTAATGAATCATATAATTTCATTATCTTAGACCAGTCTATGACTGATGATGGTGAAAGGAATATTCAACTTGTTGCTGAAAAAGGTCGTGATATTATGACTGGTGTATATAAAGGTATTACTCCTTTACCTGCATCTTGGGGAGCAATTGGAAGTGATAAATTATTGAGTACTAAGAAAGATGAAGCTTCTTATGAAGTTCTTGTTTCTCAAGGTATTACAATGAAGAACTATACTACTTCATACTTTATGGAGTTTTCTCATTAATTAATAACTATTCATAATATATAAAAGAATTAACTTATAAATAATATGATAACCGTATCTAGAAAGTATGAATTGATTGTAAGAACACCTGTTTCTGCATATCTAAAAGCTAATAAAGATGTAGTTGTACCTGGTGCTAAAATAATAGGTTCTAATG